GAAGGACAGGGATGGCAACTCCAAAGAGACAATGCCCTACCACTTCTTCTTTTGGAAGGACACAGTTACAGTATTGATAAGATGGAGTTTCACCGTATAATAAAAGGTGAAGGTGATTTGGTTATTAGAATATATGAAACTGCTTAATGTATTATATCGTGGTGGAGCGGGTGGTGAATTCTTTGGTGGTCTGTTAACAGAACATCCTAGTATTGCTACCAAAGGTCTAAGGTATAACACCGAAACCGAAAGGTGGTTTTTGGAGAGGGAAGATTACCAGTCACACGAACCAGAAGTGACTAGGACGAATCCTAGAGACGTACAGAAACCAATATGGAATAACAGTCTGTGGAATGTAAGATTAGACCACGGATATGGGTTTCCCATAAATCCAGACTTCTGGAGAGATTATCTCTGGAATGATAACAACGAGACAAAGACCATATTGTTTTTGTCCGAGACTAGAGAGAGTCTTGATTATACTCAGACTCTTGCTAAGAAGAAACTGATCAAGACATCTGATCACCAGTCCGGTCAAGATATGATAGATGATGGACTGCTTGATGTTGAACAGTTTTGGGATAGACCTTGGGAATCTCAAGTGCATTACTTTGATATGTTCATGGATATGATACCAGATGATCAAAGTGTGCATATAGTAGACCCGTATGATCTGTTGTTTAAAGACAGTGACAGTACGGCAACAGAATTAAATAAGATAACCGAGTACCTTGGGATACACTACCCGATTAATTGGTTAAATAAAATTAGTTCGTATAGAACTAAGAATAATAATCTTATAAATAGAACTATAACTTAATTTAATGGGAACACCTGTAATGGCAACTGAAACACAAGCAGTCAAACTTGCGAGGATAGAGGCAGACTCTACCGCGAGATTTGATCGTATTGAAAACAAGATTGACAAACTTGCAGAGGCATTGGTTGCACTTGCTCGTGTAGAAGAGAAAATGTTAGCAGTGGAAAAAAATAACTCCAATAATTTTGATAGAATGAACAGGTTCTCTCAGAAGTTAGATAAAATAGAAAAGAAAGTGGATGATAATGCCCACACTGTTGCGATTATCAACAAAGTAGTTTACCTAATCAGTGCCGCAATAATTGCGGGACTAGTCAAATATATGTGGATGTAGGAGAAGACACCATGCGAACAAAAGATATGAAATCATTAATGGATGCCTACAACCAAGTCATCCTCGGTGAGTCAGTAGAAATTGACGAAGCAAGACAAATGAAAGACCCCAAGAAGGACTCTATGGTTCAGAAAGGTGGTAAGACGATTGTCATTGATAAGTCAAAAGAGAAAGAGTACCTCAAGAAAGGTTGGTCTCTTGCAGAGAAGAAGACACTTGACCCTGTTGATGATAAAGCAAACGATAAGAAATTCAAAGATCGTAAAGACAAAGACATTGACAACGATGGCGATGTAGATAGTTCTGACGAGTATCTGCACAAGAAACGTGCCGCAACTGACGATGCGATTGATGGTGGTAAGAAACCTGCTAAGAACGAAGATGAAGACGAAGGTGATGACGAAGAAGAGAAGGAAGCACCTAAAGTCGCAGGTAAGAAAGATGACAAGAAGAAAGTTGCATCTAATGCCAAGACTGCTGAAATCTCTAAGATTGGTGAAGACCTTGATCTGACTGATGCGACTACTGACCTACTCAAGATGTGGGAATCTGCCGCAAAGAAAAGTGTTAAAGGTGCTACCGATACTGGTGAAGAGATTGACTCTAAACAGTCACCTAAGTCTAAAGAATTTGACAACTCTCACGATAAGTCTGATAAGAAAGTTGAAGACAACGTAGAAGATGCCAAGAAGAAGTCTAAGAGTGCTGAAGGTGGAACCAAAGCAAACTCTGGTAAACGTCCACAGGACAATGCCACTGGTGACACTAAGGTTGTAAAGTCTACCGAAGTCAAGGAAGAAGTTGAACTTGATGAAGCACTAAAGACTACTCATGTAGTTGTTGATACTGCTGACGGTAATAAGGTTATATCATCTGCCGCAGGTAACAACGCAGAGAAGAATATGATGAGTTCTATCGCATCTGCTGAGAAACCTCCATTGAACATCAAAGACAAGAAGACTTTGAAGGTTGTTAAGTTGAAGAAACCTATTAGTCAAAAGAAAGCAGATGACATGATGGGTCAACCTCTGAAAGAGGATGCACAGGACATCATCGCACAGGCACAAGACATCATCAATGGTAAGACTATGTCTGAGATTACAGAACTCGGTCAGAAAGAAAAGAATCCACATGATGCACGTACCAGAGAAGCAAGGGAATTCCTTGAGAGAATGGCAAAGAGACGAGGATACAAATGAACACAATAGTTTTACAGGGAACAGAGGCGGCATGTGGTACAACTACAGGTGCCGCATCTAATTTTGGTAACGCATCCGCAGTGCGATTGATTAATACTGGTACTGCGGTTCACTTAGTAACTTTGGAGCAAGCAGGAGGTACTGATATTGGTACCTGTACTATTGCTCCCAAAGAAGTAGTTGTTTTGAAGAAAGCACCTACGGATAAAATATTCGCTGCCAATGCCGGAGTACTTGGTGTAGCAGTCGGATTCTCACATTAATAAAAGGTAAATATTATGGCAATTAAAGCACCCGCATGGTGTGAAAACGCAGTTCCAACCGCACTTGGTTGGGAAGACCCACAGACTGGTGAAGTATACAAGTCTGGTGGATTCACTCCAGAGCAAATCGCAGAGTTTCACGGTGAAACCGCACCACAGAAAGCACCAGAAGTACTGGTAGAAGTTCCGGTCAACGACTTTACAAAGACTCCAACAATGCTTACTGAAGCACCTGTTGGTGGTAAGTCTCTAGAAGAGATGACTAAGATTGAACTAGAAGCACTTGGACGTACTCACGGTATTGAATTAGACCGTAGAAAGTCTAAAGCAGACTTGGTAGATGAAGTAAAAGAAGTACTTTAAAAAAACACTAAGTAGAGGGGTATACTTAAATACCCCTTTTACTTGGATTATATAATGCAACTGACCAAAGATAACCTCACGTTATATGCCGCTCAACACTACGTCAATCCAATGTGTATTGATAGTGAAGAGTTCCACGAAGACCTCAAGAAATTCAAGTACGTAAAACGACTACTCAATCGGTATAGAGATACTGATGTATTGTCTGAACGTCTCATTCTCAATCACCTCATAGTAATATTCAATGTGTTTGGATATGAAGCAGGATTAGACATCCTTGAACTAAAGATAGAAATTGAGCAATGGGGGGCACTCAAACCTTTTCTAATATTCCTCAATGCTATCCAGAACACCGAATATACTAATATTGAAATGGATAAAGTTGTTATTGAGGCACTGCGTAAAATACAAAAGGTATAAATATAATTATGGGATTATTAAAAACAGCGGCAGACCTCGTATACACGATTCGTTTCTTGAAATTGTTAGTGACTCCGGTGGAGGATACTGATGCATTCAAGGCAGGGATTGTTGACGAGAACGGAAAGAAACGGAAGGACTTCAATACAAACAGTATGGATGACCGTGATGCATATCGCAGTCACTATACTCCCTTCCATCGTCTTGTATTCAACCTCAAGAAGATCATGGCAAAAGCGCCAGGCGGTTCTTCGGTTATCGCAAGGTATGGTGCCGCACTCGCACTAATCAAAGAGCATGGTGATCTGTCTGATAAGAATCTAGATAAGATACACGAAGCAAGTGGTATTGATATTCTGGATTGTCTTGCCGAGGATTCTCAGTGGTTTGTTGTAGAGGATAAACAACTATCTCACGGCATCTATCGTATCAAACACGATACCGTTACCGCAACACAATGTGAAGACCTTGTGAAGAGGGATGACAAGGTACGAGTATGTCTAGGTCACCAAGAACCTATTATGGAAGTACTGGGTATTGACATCTATAAAGGGATACATCTAAACTCTAATCAGTGGGTGTATTTCACTACAGGGGAGATTACCCGATGAGAAAGGGTTTCAAAGATTACTACGAGGAGATGACAAGTATTGGTTCCGTGGCAGGTCTTACAGGTCCTCCTCCTGTTCATCTAAAAAAGAAGAAGAAGGAAAAACCAGAAGTAATAAAGCGAGGTAAATAATGTTAAGTGGATTATTAGGTAGTGTGTTAGGATTCGGGGGTTCTGTTGTACCCGCAATCACCGATCACTTTAAAACAAAATCAAACAACAAGTTTGAACTCCAGAAGATGGAGAAGATGGCAGAACTCCGTGCGAAGGGTTATGACCATGAAATCAAAATGTATGAACAGATGGGTTCTGACAAAGAACATGATCGTCTGATTCAACACGACATCTCAATCAACCAAGGTACTGGTATTATTGCGGGACTACAGAAGTCAGTTCGTCCTGTAATCACATACTGTTTCTTTGGTCTCTTTGTTGCTATAGAGGTTACACTTCTAAGGGAAGCACTGAACAGTGGTGTTCCTCTCGCAGAATCACTAGGTCTATTATGGGACGATGACACCAAGGCAATCTTTGCCGCAATCATCTCATTCTGGTTTGGTTCTCGTGCGATAGACAAGCAACGCAACTCAAAATAAATTAAAAATCTCTTGACTTATACCCCTTAATTGGGGTATAATTGTCTCATTGAAGAAACGAAAGGGTATATATAATACTACCCTCCGAAAAAATATACCTATGGAAAAGAGAAAATATGACCCTCAAGATTGATAAGAAGAAAGACTCCCTACTCGCAGAATACGCAGTAGGAATGTTAAAAGATTTCTACCTAAATGATTATGAAAAAAGTCCCCAAGAGGGTTTCGCAAGAGCAAGTAAAGCATGGAGTAAATACCGTAATGAGATGGACGAAGAGTTAGCACAAAGACTCTACGACTATGTCTCTAACAAGTGGTTCATGTTTGCGTCACCCGTACTATCCAACGCACCCAATGGTCACGATGCCAAGAACAAAGGAATGCCGATCTCGTGCTTCCTTACCTATGTACCAGATACCCTAGAAGGATTGATCGGTCACTCATCCGAGTTGAGATGGTTGTCTGTAATGGGTGGTGGTGTAGGTGGTCACTGGTCTGACGTAAGAACTGTATCTGACATTGCGCCAGGTCCAATGCCGTTTCTACATACCGTTGATGCAGACATGATCGCATACCGACAGGGTAAGACTCGTAAGGGTTCCTATGCGGCATACATGGATGTGAGTCATCCAGACATCATTGAGTTTCTGAATATGCGTGTACCTACTGGTGATGTTCAACGTAAGGCATTGAACCTACACAACGCAATCAATATCTCGGATGAGTTTATGGAGTGTGTCACCAACGGTACTGAGTTTAATCTGCGAGACCCTAAAGACGATTCTGTCAAAGAAACTGTCAATGCTCGTAAACTATGGGAACGTATCCTAGAGACACGATTCCGTACTGGTGAACCTTATTTAAACTTCATTGATACTGCAAATGCGGCATTACCACAATCACTACAAGATAAAGGATTAAAGATTCATGGTTCAAATCTATGTAACGAGATTCATCTTCCCACAGATGCAGAACGCACTGCCGTATGTTGTCTATCTTCTCTCAATCTAGAATACTATGACGAGTGGAAAGATACGAATATTGTTCGTGATATTATCAGGATGTTGGATAACGTCTTGCAGTACTTCATTGACAACGCACCCGACACAATCTCACGTGCCAAGTATTCTGCACAACGAGAGAGAAGTATCGGACTTGGTGCAATGGGATTCCACTCACTACTACAGAAACATGGGGTGGCGTGGGAATCCGAATCCGCACGAGAGATCAACAAAGTCGTGTTCAATCATATACAAAAAGAAGCAATTGCCGAGACCACCTTATTGGCAACCGAACGTGGAGAATACCCAGACGGTGAAGGAAGTGGTAGAAGAAATTCTCATCTCCTTGCGATTGCTCCTAATGCATCAAGTGGTGTTATCCTGTCAACCTCCCCCTCAATAGAACCATTGAAGGCAAATGCATATACACATCGTACTCGTGCAGGTTCATTCCTTGTGAAGAATAAATACCTTGACCAGTTGCTGACTGATAAGGGTGAGAACAACGAGTCCAACTGGACATCAATTATTACCAACAAAGGTTCGGTACAACATCTACCATTCTTTACTGAGGGTGAGAAGGCGATCTTCAAGACTGCCGCAGAGTTGGATATGAACTGGGTAGTGACCCATGCGGCAGAGAGACAACCATATATCTGTCAGGGTCAATCTGTAAACTTGTTCTTCCCCTCTGGAGCAGACAAGTCGTATGTAAATAAGGTGCATCTGAAAGCATGGAAAGAAGGACTGAAAGGTCTGTATTACCTACGCACCGAAGCAAAACAAAGAGCAGAGAATGTATCTGAGAAGGTAGAACGTGTCGCACTTGCGGGTGATATGCGTAGTATAGTCTATAGTAAGGCAGACTGTCCTTTCTGTTCAATGGCAATGGAAGAACTGAAGTTGAGAGGAATACCATTTGATAAGGTTGACCTCAAAGAAATTGGTAAGACTGCTAAAGAAGTAACAGGACGAGATGTTAAGACAGTTCCCCAAATCTATATTGAAGGTGAGTATGTAGGTGGGTATGAAGACTTAATGGAATATTTAAACAAACCAATAGAAGCAAGTGAAGACGATGAATGTCGTGCCTGTGAAGGTTGATAAAGACAAGATATATCAGAAGGCACGGTATCTTCTTGAGAGAGGTTATATTGAAGAAGATGACTTAAAGGAAACCGTGAAGAGGATGATTCTGAAAGAACGAGAACTTATAAATAGTAAGGACAAAGGGGCAGTGCTACCAACACATACCCCTTCTAAACAATAATTAGTTAAAGAGGAACTAATCATGTCTGATACTATATATAAACTTCTTGAAAAACATTCTCAGAATCCATTCGTGGTAGAAGAATCTGCCATTGACATTATGAGTGGTTGGGTTATGCCCGATGACTTTTATGATGACTCTAATTGCGAACCTATGACCCCATCCCAAGTTTGGTTGGGTGATAATAACATTATGAGAAAGTCAGAAGAAGTAAGAGATGCCTTTTCTGAAAGAATGAAAGAAAATAATCCTATGTCTAGGTATCCAGAGAGAAATCATACTGCGTATCCTGTGAGAGTTATATTTGACAATGGAACAGAAAAGTGTTATACTCATCTCAAAGAAGTAACACATAAAGAAAATATACCGTATGTAACCTTAAAATGGTTAATACGAAATGACAAAGGTTCTAAAAAACATAACATCTTAAAGATAATAAAGGAAGCATAAATGGCACTATTAGAATTTAGCAAAACATACAAACCTTTTAAATTTCCGTGGGCAGTAGAACTGACTAAGAAACACGAAGAGGTTCATTGGGTGGAGGATGAAGCAGAATTGTCCGAAGATATCCAAGACTGGAGAACCAAACTGTCTGGTGAAGAGAAGGAGTTCATCACACAGGTACTACGTCTGTTCACACAGAGTGACGTACAGGTAGGAGAGAACTACCACGAACTGTTGATTCCTAAGTTTAAGAACAACGAGATTCGTAATATGTTATCATCCTTTGCAAACCGTGAAGGTGTACATCAACGTGCCTATGCATTGTTGAACGATACACTAGGTCTACCAGATGAGGAACACCACGCATTCCTTGAATACAAGGAGATGGCAGATAAGATTGACTTTATGAAAGAGGGTGATATTCACTCTCACACTGGTCTTGCCCTCGTACTGGCACAGTCTGTATTCAACGAGGGTATGTCTCTGTTCGCATCATTTGTGATGCTGTTGAACTTCCAACGTTTCGGTAAGATGAAGGGCATGGGTACAATTGTAGAATGGTCTATCCGTGATGAGACTATCCATGTACAGGGTAATGCCAAATTGTTCCGTGAGTTCTGTGAAGAACATCCTCGTATTGTGAACGATGAGTTGAAGTCTAAAATCTACGAGATGGCAAAGAATGCTGTCAAGTTAGAAGACCGATTCATTAAACTTGCATATAAGTCTGGTACTATTGAAGGATTGACAGAAGAAGATGTCAAACAATATATCCGACACATCGCAGATCGTAGACTATTACAACTGGGTATGAAACCTAAGTTTGGTGTTAAGGACAATCCACTACCGTGGTTGGACTGGGTACTGAACGGTGCATCACACGATAACTTCTTTGAGAAACGTGTCACCGAGTATTCCGTAAATGGAATGGAAGGTGAATGGGGTTGGGACGAAGAACCCGAAGTATGTGGACTGGACGGACAAGGATGTGCCGCCTAGTGGAAGAAGATGAAACCTACACTTTGGAATGTCATCTCTGTGAGACAGAGACCGAAGTGCTCGTGAAGGATTGCGAGGAGGAACCCCAATACTGTCCTATGTGTGGGGTGGCAAATAACTAACACATATATACCCTTATGTGGATATATGAAGACAAAGAGTTTGAACCAGAAGACGAGTTCTTGGAGGAATACCAAGGATTCGTCTACTGCTTGACAGAGTTAAGCACTGGCAAAAAGTATATTGGTAAGAAGTTCTTCTGGAAACCCAAGATACTTCCCGTTACGAAAACAAGAAAAAGACGTAAACGTACACGAGTCCAATCGGACTGGCGTGACTACTATGGTTCGTCCGAAAAGGTAAAAACCCTCGTAGAAGGGGGTCAGGACTTCCAGAGAACCGTTCTAAGACTATGTAGAACAAAAGGTGAGTGTTCATACTACGAAGCAAAACTACAGTTCCAATATGACGTTCTACTCAAGGATGAATACTACAACGAGTTTATAGGTTGTAAAATTCACTCAAAGCACATTAAGAAATGAAGGTTGCTGTTCTAGTCAACGGAAACTTCCATCCGTATCTTAGACGAGAGACCCTATCCGAGAACCTTGTTAGTATACAAAAGGTATTCTCTGGTTGTGATATGTTTTATCAGACATGGGATGACGAAGAAGACCGACACATATTTAAGGACATCAAAGATATTGATCTCAAGTATGTTTCCAAACCCGATCCGATAAACTATGATCCATACCTTAAAGCATATGATAATATTCACCCAAGATACTTTAATGGATTAACACGTGTAACTGCACCCAATGCCACAGAACTAAGGTCACGAGGTTGTTTCCAACATATATCATTATCAAAACAATACGACTCTATTCCGAAAGGATATGACTTTTATGTAAGAGTCAGATGGGACGCATACTTCAACGAGAGTTTCCCTCTCAAAGATATATTGACCCTTGCTGAAGATCATGTTATAGGCATTGCCTCTATACCTAATCACCCTAGTATCATAAAACAGAATCAGTCTTTTACAAAACAAATAGAGAAAGATCACTACCTTACCTTGAGGGCAAGGAGGAAGACACTGAGAGATCATGTTGACCGAGGAACATACTGTATAATAAATGAGACTGGTTCCCAAAATGATTACCCTTATTGCAGATGGGGACACTACTTAAAAGATTTTGTTATAATATTCAAAGAAGAAGATATGGAAGGGTTTG